GTTAGCCGTACAGGAGCAGTTGAGGCAGATGAGGCGTAAGGCCCCACTGCTTTCTCTGGTAGATCACAAAAAGGGCCTCGATAGGTCCTGATTGCTGGAAGACAGAGGCCCTCATTTGGGCTTCTTCAAGACATGAAAAAGCCGACGGACGAGGTCGGCTGATTCGATAGCTGTAAAACTTGTGGAGCAAATCATGCACCATCAAACCGAAACGATCAATACCCCTGGCAATCTCGCGCCACGTTTTTCGAGTTCTGAAAATGTGGCGCGCACGATGTCCTCTCGCGAGATTGCTGAGCTGACCGGAAAGCGCCATCCAGATGTGAAGCGCGATATCCAGGTAATGGCCAAAGACCTCAAGGAAGATGTGAGCAGGTTTGCTCGCATCTATCTGGACGGAATGAATCGCCAGCAGACCGAGTACCTGCTCGACCGCGAGCATACCGACTGCCTGCTCACCGGTTACAGCGCTGCAATGCGCATGGCGGTGATCAAGCGCTGGAGAGAGCTGGAGGGCGGTGGTCGTGTAATTGCCACCTTACCCGATTTCTCAAATCCTGCCGCAGCAGCCCGGGCCTGGGCCGAGCAATTCGAGCTGCAACAAGCAGCCAGCCAAGCCCTGGCTATTGCCACGCCCAAAGTCGAGTTCGTCGACAAGTACGTCGAATCCACTGGCTCAAGGGCTTCCGCCAGACCGCCAAGCTGCTGAGGCTAATGAGGCCCGCTTCCGCGAGTTCCTGCTCGACAAGAAGATCATGTACCGCATGGGTGGAGAGTGGCAGGCCTACCAGCAGCACATCGATGCCGGACGCTTCGAAGTCAAAACCGACACGGCTGACAACGGTCACGCCTTCAACCAGACCAAATTCACTCCCAAAGGCGTCACCTGGGTGGCGGGACTGTGGCTCAGTACAAGCTGGCCGAGGCCTGATATGCAATACACCATCACGATCAATCAGGTGAAGGCGCTTGAGTGGGGCTTGAATTCTCAGCAGGCTCTGTTGTTCGCTTTCATCTACGGCTGCCCGAGCTGGGCCAAGCCAATCAAGACCGATGACGGGATCTTCTTTGCGTTGAGCAAGGCCAAGATCATCGAGGAGCTGCCGCTTCTTACCGATAAGCCTGATACCGCATATCGCATGCTGAAGGCGCTGGATGAGGCCGGCCTGATTGAGCTTTCCAGCACTTCGAACATCACTTTGTTTCGCTTGACCGAAAAGGCGATTGAGTGGAATCAGAAGGTTGATGGATCGGAAAAATATCCGACCCCTCCAGGGCGCGCAGCTCGGAGAAAAATCCGATCTACCTCGGAGAAAACTCCGGGCAAGGTCGGAAAGAAATCCGATCCAGGGTCGGAGAAAAATCCGACAAATCAGGATACCAATCATCAGGGTACTAATCAGGATACCAATCAGAACTTGAACGGCGGCTCCGAAGAGCCGGCCGTATCCGGTGGGCTGGTGGTGCTTGATCGCATCGAAGTACCCCGAGTCGAAATTCCTGCTGACATGCCGGGCCCGAAAGACCAGACCTGCAAAACCTTCAAGGTCTGGGCGAACTACGCCATGGCCTACCGCAAGCGCTACAGCACCTGGCCGGTGTGGAACGCTAAGGTCGGTGGCCAGCTCGGGCAGCTCGTCGACCGCCTCGGCGCCGATGTCGCCCACCATGTTGCCGCTCATTTCCTGAAAACCAGCGACGCCGCCGTTCTACGCAAGTGCCACAGCCTCAACGAGCTGTTGGCCAACGCTGAGAGCTACCACACCCAGTGGGTGACCGGTCAGCGTATCAACGGGACGACTGCCCGCCAGATGGAGCGCACTGAGGCAAACCTTTCCGCTGCTGAGCAGGCCGCTCAATTGGTCCTGGCCAGGCGCCAGTCGGGAGAGCGCAATGAATACCTTTGAAATGAACGACGCTCAGGTCGCCAGGCTGTCGTCTGCGATCGTTGCTACTGCTGAGGCAATGGGGCAGGAAATGAACCCAGGTACCGCGGCGATGATGGCCGAAGACTTGTGCGCTTACCCGGTGCCTGTGGTCAAGGCAGCGCTGAAAGCCTGCCGCTTCGAGGTGAAGGGCAAGCTGGCCATGGCTGACATTCTGCAGCGCGTCCAGATCGCCGACGGTCGCCCAGGCAAGGACGAGGCATGGGGAATCGCCATGGCAGGCTTTGACGAGCGTGAGACCGTGGTACTGACCGATGAGATGAGTGTGGCGATGAACTCGGCCGCTGCAACCTTCCTGGCTGGTGACAAGGTTGGAGCTCGGATGGCCTTCATGAGTGCATACGAGCGCTTGGTGGCTCAGGCCCGTGCGGAGGCCAAGCCGGTTAACTGGGAGGTATCCATTGGGGTTGATCCGAGCGGCCGCACCCAGGCCATCGAGCGCGCAGTGCATTTGCAACTACTGCCCCAGGATAGCGCAGCCTTGTATCTGGCTGATTTGCGTACCACGCCGATCACCGAGGACGGCCAGGCCATTGCTGGCCTGCTCACCGGCGAGGTTCGAGCCCAGGCAAGTCCCAAGGTGCGGGAGAAGATCGCCGAGGTCCGCTGCATCCTCAAGGCATCGAAAGCCAAGAAGGACCGCGAGCGCGCCAAGGAAGCCCAGCTTGATCGGGTCGATACGTATCTGCGCAAACGGAGGGCGCGCACGGCTATTGCACAGTTGAACATCAAGCGCGCCGGGCAGCCGGCCGGGGAGGGAGTGTGATGACCATCGACAAAGAGAAGCTGAAGGCGCTGGCTGACGCAGCCGGCGGCGTTTCCTGGTCTTGGTGGACCAGCAACTCGACTCTTCGCCTGACAACGGAGCAAAACGGCCGGCACGGTGCCGACGGTGATGCAGTCAGTGCGCACGATAGCAACGTGGTGTGCCCTAGGGCTTACCGTGAGTTCATCGAAGCGGTTGATCCGGCAACCATCCTGGACCTGCTCGCGGAGATTGGGCGACTGGAGAGCGACAACAGCAGTATGCGCGGCAGCACCAAACGCATGGGCGAGGATGCTTCGCGGGCGCAGAAGCAGGAGCGAAAGAGGCAGCGCGAGATTGCCCAGCTCAAGGTCGAGAGCGAGGCGCTGCGTTATGACTGCCAGGTAGCGAACTCGGTAGTTCTGGCAGAGAGGATGGACGCCGAGCGGTATCGGTGGCTTCGCGACCGATGCGGGATTGTTGAGTACAAGGCGATTGCCGGATCCATCGGACCTGGAATGCTGCCGTCGGGTGAGAAATTGGAGATGGCCATCGATGCGGTCATGAGTAAGGGAGAGCAGCCATGACCGACAAGATCAGCGTCAACTGCCAGGCCAAACTCTCCGAAGCCGTGACCATGCTCACTCGCATGTTCCGCGACAAGAAGTTCGTCGTAGTCAGCATGCGCCCAGGCAAGGATCGCACCCTAGACCAGAACGCTTTGTGGTTCGCCTTCTACAAGCGCATCGCCGAGATGACTCAGATCGGCGATGCATCGGACGCCCGCAAGTACTGCAAGCTGCACCACGGTGTGCAGATCCTGCTGAACGAAGATCAGGACTTCCTGGCGGCCTGGTACCGGGTCATGCGCCACCTGTCCTACGAGGAGAAGCTGGACATGATGGGCGACTGCAAGTTGTTCGGTCCGGACGGAATGCCGGTTACCAGCCTGTTCAATCGCGCCCAGGGCGTCGCGTACACCGAGCGGGTGGTTGCGGACTTCACGGCCAAGGGCGTGGTGTTCGGCGACCTGCTGGGGGAGGCTGCCGCATGAGAAGGCGTGATTGGTACGACCGTCGAACGGATAAGCGTGTGGCCCTCCAGATCGCCGAAGAGCAGGGGATTGTTGCCGACAGCTCAGCACTGCGCGCATCTCTTGTGGCCAGAGTCCATGCGGGTGAAATGACCATCGAGCAGGTTCAGGCCGAGCTGCGAAAGGTGAAGCGCGAGGCCAAGAAAAATGGATTGAAGACGCGTGACCAGATTTGGAGGTCGGCATGAGTCTGGCCAAGGAGATCAAGCCAAAGAAGTGCAAGGCGCCAGGTTGCGGAAAGCCCTTCAAGCCATCCATGACCACACAGAAGGTGTGCAGCATCGCCTGTGCCAGGGCCATGGCCAAAGACCCGAAGCTGCAGAAGATCGCGGCCAAGGCCATCACCAAGCAGGCACGCCAGGACCTGCAGGAGCGCCGGGAGAAGCTGAAGACCCGCCGCGAGCACATGGCCGAGGCCCAGGCCGCGTTCAACGCCTACATCCGAGAGCGTGACGCCGGCCTGCCGTGCATCAGCTGTGACTCGAACCCAAGCGACCACGACCTCATCACCGGCAGCCGCTGGGATGCCGGCCACTACCGGTCGGTTGGCGCTTGCCCGGAGCTGCGCTTCGAGCCGCTGAACGTCCACCGCCAGTGCGTGAAGTGCAACCGAAACCTGTCCGGGAATGCAGTCGAGTATCGAATCCGCCTGGTGAAACGCATCGGCGCCGATCGGGTCGAGTGGTTGGAAGGCCCTCATAAGGCCCTGCGCCTGAGCATCGAAGACCTGCAGGCCATCAAGGCTGAATACCGAGAAAAGATCAAAGAACTGAAGAGGGCTGCAGCATGATCTACCCAGGAGTTTTAAGCGCAGTTGTTTCGGCCCTCGCTGCCGAAGCCATCGACAACACCAGCAAGCAGGCATGGCAGAAGTTGTACAACTCTGCCGACGAGGAGGATGGTGGCGATCTGGCCACTCTGGTTCGCTCCCGCGGAGCCGAAACCATCGACCGCATCCAGGTGGATTGCTGGGTATCGGCCAGGCTGCATAGTGCGCTTGAGCAGAAGCACTGGGACGCGCTGGTGGCGAAGTACAGCACCCACAAGGGGCGCAAGGTTAAAGCCATCTCAGCATTGCAGGCTCTCATCAATACCCCGGCCCCGAAGCTGTTCCTGTTCAAGGCGACCACTGCCTGGGCTATCCCGCAGTTGAAGGGCGCGCGGCCGAAGGTGGCCACGTCCGTATCCGTCGACATCCCTCTCGATGCACCGGAGTGGCGCCGCGAAGCGGTGGTGAAGGCGGCGCTGGCGGCAGGCCAGGCCAAGGCGAAGAAAGACGAATCCCGATCGGCCGACATGATCGTGCTGAAGGACAGCTTCTACGACATGAATACCTGGGACAACGACGGCACACCGGAATCGACTCGACGCCGGTGGCGGCAGGATATCGGCAAGGCTGCTGATGTCTTGGTCGACGAGGCTCTGGCGCACGCTGCCGACATTCTGGAGGCAGAAGGTTTGCTGATTGAACGAGCTGCGTGATTGCCTGTTGACATCAGTGAGCGGATGAGCGAAATTAATCCCATCCTGTCATTCCTGCGCGTGTTGAGGAGTGATCATAAAAAGCCCGGCCATTGAGTCGGGCTTTTTGTTGCCCGGTTGATCCTTGTTTGGCATCATCCGGCCGCCATTCCTCATGCCCAGTCCTCCATCCCTCTCTTTTGGGGGCTGGGATGAGGGGTGGACCAGACCCCGCCACTGAGCGGGGTTTCTCGTTTCTGGAGATGATCAAATCTAGGCTCTAACTCCACGTTTTTTTAGTTTTTCCCGAGCGGGTTAGGTAGGAGAAGGGTAAGTAGAATCGGCCAAATCATAAGTTAAAAATGACAGGTGAAAATTTCATTGAACGATTTGATAGCTCAATGCCTCTTAGCCGTCGATGGTTGCTTACACCTCTCATAATCAGTACTTATTGGTCATAAAATGAAGAAAATTCTACTGGGTGCTTTACTGTTTTCCTGCGCGTCCTTTGGTGTGAATGCCGCAGAATTGTCAGGTGCGATTGGTGCCACTAGTCAAGGCGGTCTTACGGCCCGAGTAGGTATGGGGTTCGGCTGGGATAAGAGCTGGTTTGAGTCCAGCACCGGGCGCCTGACGGGCTACTGGGACGCGGGGTATACCTATTGGGAGGCTGGAGACGCTGCCGGTGGCAAGCACTCTCTGTCTTTCTCTCCGGTGTTTGTCTACGAGTTCGGTAGCGGCAACGTGAAACCATTCGTTGAGGCAGGTATTGGGGTAGCGGTGTTCTCCGGAACCTCCGCAGGTGACCAAGAGTTCGGTTCGGCGTTTAACTTTGAGGACCGCATCGGTGCTGGCCTGAAGATCGGTGAGACTCAGAAGGTCGGCATTCGTGCCATTCACTACTCCAACGCTGGCATCAAGCAGCCCAACGACGGCATCGAGTCGTACTCGCTGTTCTACAGCCATCAGATCTGAAACAGCAATTTCCCGAAATGCCCGCCTTGTGCGGGTATTTTGTTTCCGGGCCCTGGTTTCTGCTGGGGCTTTTTCGTTTTCGGCTACCCGAACCTATTGCTCCGAGTTGGGAGTGCCAAGGGGATGAGCTATTCACATGCACCCACGGAGTCGAGCGCATGGAGTTTCTATACCGCCTGCTCGACAGGCTTGACACCTGGTTTACCGCAGGGTTGGTTGGTGCATTCGCCGCGAGCTGGTGGCACCGGGATGACCTGGTGGACCGGAAGGCCTGGGCCGTCTTTATTTTCTCGGGTGCAGTCTGCGCCCATTACCTGACCGGACTTGTGAGCGCTTACCTGGGAGTGGTCGAGCCTCGTAGCGTTGCTGGTATCGGTTTTCTGCTCGGCACCTTCGGCGGTTCGTTGATCGCTGCCATTACCCGGGCAATCAAAGCTGCTGACCTTTGGGCGTTCATTCGTTCGAAGTTCGGGGGAGGTGGCACATGATCCTGGAACACGTTGCAACCTGGTCTGCTGGCCTGATCGCGCTATGGGCGACCTGGTGCTGCTTGAGCGGAAAGGTCCGCGACGGGGTGCTGGGGAAGTTGATCTACGCGACCATCGCCCTGAGCGGCTACGCGCTCCTGGTGCGCAATGACAGGCTGATCATGTCTCAGTCGGTGGCAGAGGCGACCCTGTACACCTCCTTGGCCCTGGCCGGCGTTCGGCACGTCTTAATGGTCACGTACTGGCAGCGGGTGAAGGTCTGGCTGTGTCGGACGTTGAACTGCGATCACTGTCTGCACTGCGATATTCGCAAGGATGGGGCCGAGCGTAGGAAGCCATAGGCCGCGACACGCTTCGCGAGTACTCGAGCTGTGTCGCGACGCTAGCAGTATTGAAGTTCGGACAGATGCTTAGCCGAATACTTCGACCTTTGCTGAAACCTCGAAACCGGAGAATCCTTTGGTCTGGAAGTCATCCCAAACAGTCTGAGGGTTGAAACCGATCAACTGCTCCGAGGTATCAAACTCCCGGGTTTGCTCCGTTACTTTCGGCCCAATCCATTTCTTGGCGGTGTCAGGCA